GTTTCAAAAAAAGCTCCCATTTTTCGCGTGACCCCCTACCTTATTCGGATCTGAGCGAACTTGGAAGAAAGGAGGCAGATTTACCATGAAAAAGAGTCCGGAACAACTTGAAGTGGAAAGACTGACGGGAATTTACAAAGGTCTGCCCCCGAAACAGTTCGCCCTGGCTCAGGGCTTGATCATCCAGGCGGCCCGGCTGCGGGTACGGCTTGACAAACTGTGGGCGGAGATCGAAGAGAAGGGCGAGACGGAATGGTTCACCCAGTCCGACAAAACGGATCCGTATGAACGGGAGCGACCGGCGTCCAGAACGTTCACCGCGACGGACAAAAGCTATCAGAGCATCATTAAGCAGCTGAACGACATGATCCCGGCAGAGGACACGGACGAAGAAGACGATCTGAGTGAGTTCAGAATATGAACGACGAGAACGCGATCTACGCGTACTACCAGAAGATCCAGGACGGCAGCATCACAGTCGGAAAGTGGATTCGGATGCTGTACGAAATGATTATAGATGGGCTGGAGAGCGGCCGGTGGAAGTTTGAACAAAAACGGGCAAGTTCGGTAATCAACTTTATTGAGAAAAGGTGCCACCACTACAAAGGGGAACTTGCTCCCGGGCTGATTAAGTTGAGCCTGTGGCAAAAGGCGGCACTCAGTTTGATGTTCGGCATCGTGGATGCTGATGGGATCAGGCAGTTTACTGAATGTATGTTCGTTGTCGGCAGGAAGTGCGGCAAAACGCTTATGGCTGCCGGTATTGAGACATATTTTGCCTATGTTGGCGGCGAGTATGGATCCGAAATCTATTTTCTTGCCCCCAAATTGGCGCAGGCGGATTTGGCCTTCTCAGCGCTTGAGTTCAATGTGAACCATGAGCCGTCGTTGCAGAAAAAGACGAAGAGCACCAGGACCCGCGGACTGTACATTAAAGAATCAAACACAACAGTCCAGAAGCTGCCGTTCGCTGACAAAAAAAGTGACGGTTACGGACCGATGAGCTGGGTCGGCGATGAAGGCAGCAGCTGGGTCGGTGACAGGGGCCTCAAACAATGGGAGGTCATGGTTTCCGGTACCGGCGCCCGTGTGGAACCGTTCGGGATCATGATCAGTTCCGCCGGCTACGAAAACGACGGCATCTACGATGAGCTGTTCCGAAGAGGGACGGCTTTTTTGATGGGAAACAGCAAGGAAGAGCATTTCCTTCCGATCCTGTACACCATCGAAGACGTGGACAAGTGGGATGACATCAACGAGCTCCGGAAGAGCCTGCCGGGCCTGGGCGAGAGTGTCAGCGTCAAGTTCATCCTAAAGGAAATCGATACAGCCAGGGAGAGCCTGAGCAAGAAAGTCGAGTTCCTTACTAAGTACTGCAACATCAAGCAGAACAGCAGCCAGGCGTGGTTGACGGCTCAGGACGTGAAGAAGTGCTTCGGGAACGATCTGACCTTAGAAGACTTCCGGCACACGTACGCGCTTGGCGGGATCGACCTTTCATTAGCGGTCGACCTGACGGCTGCGGTGATCGTGGTCGAAAAGGACGGGGTCAGCTGGTTTGCGACGCAGTTCTTCATGCCGGCGAACAAGGTCGAGGAAGCGACGCAGCGGGACGGGCTTCCGTATCGCATCTACGCCCAGCGGGGGCTCCTGACGATCAGCGGGGAGAACACGGTGGACTATCACGACGTCCACAACTGGTTTCGGATGCTGGAACACGACTATGAGATCCTGCCGCTGAAGGTCGGGTATGACCGATACAGCGCGGCGTACTTGGTGCAGGACATGGAAGCAGACGGCTTCGACATGGAGAGCGTCAGCCAGGGAAGCAACCTGACCGGCGTGTTGATCGACATGGAGGGCATGATCAAGGACGGCAGGCTGCGGTGCATCAATGATAACGATCTGATGAAGGTGCACATGCTGGATGCGGCCCTCAAGTTTGAAGAGGGAACGAACCGGCGCCGGCTGATCAAGATGAGCGCGAAACAGCATATTGACGGCATGGCCGCGCTGTCGGACGCGATCTGCATGAGACATAACTATTATGAGGACTACAGTGCTCAGCTGAGCAATGAGAGGTGACAGACATGGGACTGATTGACCGGATCTTCGGGAGGCCGAAGCAGGCGCCGGCGAGCGAGACGGTTTACCAAACCTTGACGGCGTACCAGCCGGTTTTCCGGAGCTGGGACGGTCAGATCTATGAAAGCGAACTGGTGAGGGCTGCGGTGGACGCCCACGCCCGGCACGCGGCGAAACTACAGTACCGGATGGAAGGTACGGCCCGGATGAAGCTGTGGACGGTGACGAAGACAGCCCCGAATCCGTGGTACACCTGGCCACAGTTCCTGGAGCGGTGTTCAAACATTTACATGGTTCAGAACAACCTGTTCATCGTGCCGATCCTGGACGAGATGGGCGAGGTTGCCGGATTCTTCCCGGCGCTGCCGTCCAGCTGTGAAGTGGTGGACCGTGGCGGGGAGCCGTACCTGAAATACCTGTTTCTGAACGGGCAGAACCGGAGCGTGGCGCTTCGCCGGTGCGCGATCATCTCCAGGCACCAGCTGAAGAAGGACTTTTTCGGCGACGTCAACACGCCCCTGGTCCCGACGATGGAACTGGTAAACATGGTCAACCAGGGCATCATGGAAGGCGTGAAGAACGGCGCCACCTACCGGTTCATGGCTCAGCTGACGGGCAAGGCCTTTGATGAGGACTTGCGGAAAGAACGGGAGCGGTTCGACAAGAACAATTTCCAGACCGGAGGCGGCGGGCTTCTCCTGTTCGGCAACCAGTTCACGAACGTCCAGCAGCTGAAACAGGAAGGCTATAAGGTAGACGCCGACCAGATGAAGCAGATCAAGGAAAATGTCTGCGATTACTTCGGCATCAGTGAAAAGGTGATCCGCAACGAGGCGACGGGCGACGAGCTCGACGCCTTTTTCAATGGCGCCACGGAGATATTCGCCATCAAACTGTCGGACGGCCTGACCCGGATGACCTTCACGGAGCGGGAGCGGAACGGCGGGAACCGGATCCTGTTCACCGCCAACCGGCTGCAGTACATGAGCGCCAACACGAAGATCCAGATGGCCCAGCAGCTGGGCGACCGCGGTGTGCTGACAATCGACGAGATCCGCGAGCTGTTCAACTACGCGCCGCTGCCTGACGGCAAGGGCCAGTACACGCCGATCCGCGGCGAGTACAAGGACGTGCAGGACAGCAACGCCGACGAAAACGAGGAGGACGAAAAGGATGAATAAGAGGGAAGTCCGTTTTGCTCCGATTGAGCTTCGGACGGAACAGGAAGACGAACAGGTGGCCTACATCGAGGGCTACCCGATCGTGTTCAACCAGGAGACCGATATGGGCGAGTGGCGCGAGGTCATTGACCCGTCCACCGTGAGCGATGAAAAGATGCTCCGGGATGTCGCCCTGATGGTCGGGCATGACTTCGGGAGTATCCCGCTGGCCCACAGCCGGCGGAACAACGGGAACGGCACGATGCAGCTGACGGCGGCCGATGACGGCGTCTTCATGCGGGCCGCGCTGGACGTTGCGAACAATCCGAAGGCAAAAGAAGCATATTCAGCGGTGAAACGTGGCGACCTTTCCGGAATGTCGTTCGCCTTCACTGTGAATAGTGAGCACTGGGAAGAGCTGGACAGTGAGAAACCGCTCCGCCGGATCACCGGCTTCGGGCGGATCTTCGAGTGTTCTCTGGTAGCCTTCCCGGCGTATCCAGGCACATCCGTACAGGCCGCTTCCGAAGGTGACGCGCTGGAGAGCGTGAAATCCTCGCTGGAGAGCGCAAGGAAGCAGCTGGAAGAGGAACGTGCCAGGGAAGCCGACGAGGCCCGCCGGACGGCGGTACTTGAGTGGCTGGAAAACTACAAGAAGGAGGTCAGTGAAGCATGAATCTGACCGAAATGAACGCCGAACAGCTGGAAGCCAGGAAGGCCGAACTGCTGGGCGAGCTGGACACCCCTGAAACCCGGGACGCGCTGAGCACCGAAGATCTGGAGGGCCGGATGACGGAGATCCAGGCGATTGACGCGAAGCTGGAAGCCCGGAAGGCCGCCGCGGCGGAGGAAGCCCGGAAGGCCGAAGAAGCCGCCGAAATGACCGGCGAAAAAATTATTGAAGAGAAAGTCGAGGAAAAACGCATGGAAAGAAATTCTGTTGAGTATCGTAACCTGTGGCTGAAGAACCTGCAGGGCACCCTGGACGAGACCGAAGCCCGCGCTTATGCGTCTGTGGATGACAACAACGCCGTCCCGGAAATTACTTCCGAAAAGTTCTTCGAGAAAATGAAGAAACTGGCCCCGATGCTGAGCGAGATCACCCTGCTCCGCGTGGCCGGCAACCTGAAGTTCGTGGCTGAAGGTGTCCGTAACACTGCCAACAGCAAGCACACTGAGAACAGCGCCATTGCGGCCGCTGAAGACACCATCGTGAACGTCACCCTGGGCGGCTTCGAGTTCATGAAGATCATCCAGATCTCCCGGACCGCGAAGCTGATGAGCGTGGACGCTTTCGAGGGCTGGCTGGTTGAGATGCTCGCCGGCGACATCGCCCGCGCCATCGACAACTATATCCTGAACGACGGCACCAACGGCATCACCGCCATCACCTGGACTAACACCAACCAGGTCGTCAAGGCCGATTACGGCTATGGCGATGTGTGCGACCTGATCGCCCTGCTGCCCGCCGCCTATGACGCTGAGGCGAAGTTCTTGATCAACAAGAAGACCCTGTACGGCAAGGTTGCCCAGATCGTGGACAGCACCGGCAATCCGATCTTCGTGCCTGACACGATCACCGGCGTCGGCGGCCGCCTGATGGGCTATCCCGTCATCGTGGACGACTATGTCGGCAAGGACAAGGATGAAGTTTACCTGGGCAAATGGACCGATGTGGTCGGCAACCTGCCCGAGGATATCCATGTGGACCGCGACGAGAGCGCCGGCTTCACCAGCAACTCCATCCTGTACCGCGGTATCGCCGTGTTTGACTCCAAACCCGCGAAGACCGACGCCATCGTGCGCCTGGTCAGCACCACGGTCTGATAACGGTCTGAGGGCGACGGCCTGAGGATATGCCTGGGCGGGGTACCCCCTTTCCCCGCCCGGGCGCTTTCTGTGTTAAGGGGGAGAAAAGGGGAAAAAATGAAAACGATGATCGCGATACCCTGCGGGGAAACTGTACAAACTGAATTTTCCAAAAGCCTGAACAACCTGTGCCTGAACGGCCGGGTCGGACAGATGTATGTGGCATACCTGCCTGGGAGCCTGGTGTACAAGGCCAGGAACGACCTGGCGCTGCACGCGCTGGAGGAAAAAGCGGACTATGTGCTGTGGATCGACAGCGACATGATCTTCCCGTCCAACCTCCTGATCGACCTGATGCGGGACATGGAGGACGAAAAGAAAGACATCGTCGCCGGCGTGTGCCACATGCGGCGGGAACCGTATAAGCCGGTGCTGTGGTCAAAGCTCCGCCAGGGGCTGACGGCCTTCGAGAATGAGAGCGAGTGCCTGGTGGATTATCCCCGGGACGGGCTTTTCGAGGTGGAGGGCTGCGGCTTCGGCTGCATCCTGATGAAGACCGAAGTGATTCATGCTGTCCAGGACAAGTACAGTGAACTGTTTGCGCCCCTGCCGGGATACGGCGAGGACCTGAGCTTCTGCATCAGGGCGAGGGGCTGCGGCTACCGGATCTGGGTAGACCCGAAGGTCCAGGTTGGGCACAAGGGCGCGATGATCGTGGACGACCGCGTATTCCAGGCATTTCGGCAGAAGCTGGGGGACGCGGACCTGAGATGAATGAGGTGAAACCGGATGCTGAAAGAAGCGAAAAAAGCCCTGCGGGTGACGTCGACCTACTACGACAGCGAAATTGCCAGCCTGCTGATGGCCGGAGCCAATGACCTGCGGATCGCGGGCGTGGCGCTGCCCGGGACGGTGACCTTCACCGTATCGACATCGGACACGGTGACGGACCTGAGCACGCTGACGGATCCCCTGGCGATGCGGGCGGTGATCACCTACGCGCAGATGCGTTTCGGCAACCCGCCGAACTATCAGCAGCTGGCGGACGCCTACGACCTGCAGAAAGTGCAGCTGATGCACGCGGCAGAGTATACGGACTATGGGGAGGACGACAGCCATGATGAAAGCTAACGTGGTTGATTTAATCCAGGTCAACCCGGCAGCTGCAGGCGTCGGAACCGAACCGGCAGAGAATAAGCGCACGGTCCCGTGCACGGTGAAATCCATCGGGATGCAGGAAGCGTACCAGGCGATGGGCATCGGGCTGAACCCGGAGCTGAAGGTCTGCCTGGCGCATGACTTCGAGTATGAAGGGGAACCGCTCTGTGAGATCGGGACCCAGAGGTACCGGATCCTGCGGGTGTACGTGACGGAAACGGACGGCATCGAGCTGACGCTGCAGCGGGAGAAGGGCAACGCCCTGCCACTGCCGCCGGCACCCGAACCGGAACCGAACCAGGCCGAGGGGGTGGGCTAAATGCCGAGTGAGTATGAGGCCCTTGTGGCAGCGCTGAAACTGACCAGCGTACCCTTTGCGGAGTACGGATGGAAGACCCGCCCGGAAGGCGCGTACGGCGTCGTGCAGCTGGACTTCGAGGCGAACACCCTGAACGGGGACGGCGGGAAGCTGGACCGGGTCTGGGAGGGCTCCGTCGATGTGTTCTACCAGAAGCTGACCGAACGCGGCGACATCATCGACGCGGTGGAGGAAACGCTGACGGAGATCCTGGGCGACAGCTGGAGCCTCAACAGCACCCAGTACGAGACCGGCACGGGCCTGTTTCATGTGGAATGGGTTTTCCAGTGCATGGATACGCCGACAGAGGAAGATGACGATGCCGTACCAGATGAAGACTGAAGGGATGGAAGAGATCAGCGAACTGCTGGAAAAGATGGGCGCCGCCGCGGGGTCGGTAGCGGCCCAGGGACTGTATGAAGGTGCGGGCGTGATGGCGGACGAGCTCGGAAAGAGCGTGCAAACCATCCGGACGGCGCCTTTTCAGTTTGCCAGGGAAGGCACGCGGCTCCCCAGCCCGGAGGAAAAGGAGATCGTTCTGAACGCGGAGCCCGGCATCGCAAAGTTTGACCGGAGCGGCACGGAGGTGAATACATCCGTGGGCTACCGCAACGCCGGATACGCGGACCTGAACGGGCACGTCAAGCCGATCCCTGTGATCGTGAACGCCATCAACTCGGGGACGAGCTTTATGAAGAAACAGCCTTTTGTCCGTAAGGCCGTGAAGAACGGATCGGACAAGGCGATGAAGGCCATGAAGGACAAGATCGAAGAGACCTTCGAGGCCATGACTAAACAATAACTGGAGGGTAAACCTATGAATGCGAACGTTGGTATGAGGTACCTGGTCGCGGCCCCGGTGAACACCTACACCCCCGGCAGCGGCATCACCTACAGCACCGGCTCCAATTTCGCCGAAGCGGTCAGCGCGTCCGTCTCCTGGAACCGCGCGGACGGCCACTTCTATGGCGACGACGTCGAGCTCGATAGCGATAACGGCGTCCTGGGCTACACGATCACCCTGGAGCCCAGCGGACTGAAAGACGCCGCCAGGCATACGCTCCTGGGCGAGCTTGTCAGCTCCAGCACCTACACGATCACGGACGCCGCCGCCCCGAACGTGGGCTTCGGCTATATCCGTGTCATGCGTGACAAGGGCACCACGACCTATGAAGGTTGGTGGTATTACAAAGTGAAGTTCGGCATCAGCTCCGACGAAACCAGGACGAAGGAACAGAACATCGAGTGGCGCGTTCCGACCCTGGAAGGCATCGGCGCGGGCGTGAGCCTGGACAGCACCGGCGCCCTGAGCTTCGCCCAGCATGAGACTTTCACCACGGAAGCCCTGGCGAAGGCATGGCTGAACGGGAAGGCCGGCATCACCTAAGAATATACGGGGGCGGGGGATATCCTCCGCCTCCGGCTTTTTTTGAAAGGGGTAAAGGGGAATGGTTACGATCACACTGAAGGGGCGGGAGATCCCGCTGATCTACACGACTTATGAAATGAAGCAGATTCAGGAGGAGATCGCGCCGATCAGTGACGCGCTGGTGCTTGTCATGGGCCGGAACCCGGAGGACGAGAACGACCTGAGCCGGTACGGCGGGGTGGATCACCTGGGCGCCGCGGCGAAGCTGATCCGGATCCTGGGGAACGCCGGCCTGGAGGAATCCGGGCAGGACGGCAACCTGACGGATAAATGGGTGATGCGGGCGCTGAAACCGAAGGACCTGATGCCCACAATCAACGCATGTATGGACGCGCTGGCGGAGGGCATGGCAACGGAGATTCAGGAGAAGGAAAACGAGGGTCCGGTGGACGTGACCCTGGAGGAAATGAAAAAAAAAGACGGGCCGGCAAACTGACGTACCTGATGGTGGTCAGCTGGGGGCTGATCGCGGGGCTGACGCTGCCGGAGATCAACCGGATGCGCCCGGGGCAGGTGATGGACCTGTACATTTACAGACGAAACTACGATGACGTCCAGCACGGCGTGATCAGGAAATAGAGAAGGTGAGCAGATGGCATCGAGCGGCGTAAACATCAAGATGGGCGTGACCGGCGTCGCGAAGTTCAAACAGGACATCAGCACGGCCAGGCAACAGATCAAGACGATGGACGCCGACCTGGGCCTGCTCGAAAAGCAGTTCAAGGCGAGCGGTGACGCTGAAGCTTACATGCAGCGGAAGACCGAGCTGCTGCAGGCGAAGCTGGAAGAACAGAAAATCATCCTGGACAAGGCGGAAAGAGCCCTGAAGGACATGAAGGAAAAGGGCGTGAGCCCGGCCAGTTCCGCGTTCCAGGACATGCAGCGGCAGGTCATCGCCGCCAAGGGGAGCATCCTGGACACCCAGGACCAGCTGGAAAAGGTCGGCAGCGCCGCGCTGGGAACCGCAGGCGATACCGAATACATGAATGAACAGCTTGCCAACGTGGGCAAGCAGGTGAGCGTCCAGAACGTGGTGGACGGGCTCGGGAAGATCACCGACGGCATGGAGAAGGCCGCCAAAAAGGCTGTTGACCTGGGCAAAAAGATCATGAAAGACGTCCTGGGCGTCGGCAGCTGGGCGGACGATATCAACACCCGGAGCACGGTGCTGGGTGTGAGCCCGGAAGAACTGCAGCGGATGGAAAAGACCGCGCGGATCATCGACACGGACGCGGAGACGATCATCAAGGCCCGCCAGAAACTGATGAAGGGCGTCGGCTCCGGGAACAAGGGAACAATGTCCGCCCTGGGAGACCTGGGCGTCGAATACCTGGGTGACGCGGAGGACACCTTCTGGAAAGCCGGCGAGGCGATTATGAACCTCACCGACGAGGCGGAACAGGAAGCGAAAGCCAACGACCTGTTTGGCAGGAGCTGGCACGACCTGATCCCGCTGTTCAAGGCCGGCCGGGAGGAATACGAGAAGACCAACGCGGCTTGGAACGTCATGACCAAGGAAGAGCTCGACGAGCTCAACAAGATGGATGACGAGTACCAGAAGCTGCAGATCCAGCTGGAAGACCTGAAGCGGACGGCGCTTTCTGAACTGGCGGAGCCGATGAAGCTGGCGCTGACAGAGGTCAACAAGCTCCTGGGGCAGATCGGCGACTGGCTGAAGAGCGACGAAGGCAAGGCCACCGTTGAGAACGTGATAACGAAGATCACAGACGGTGTGAAGTGGCTGGTGGAGCACGGCGGGACGGTTGTCACGGCGATGGGCGCGATTGTCGCCGGCTGGGGCGCGCTGAAGCTGACCGGCACGGCGATGAAGATCTACGAGCTGGTGACCGGGCTGAAGGGACTCGACATGTCGAAGGTAGCGAAAGCTGCCGAAGCGGCCGGCGGTGCCGGGAAGGCTGCCAGCAGTGCCGGAAAAGCGGCGGCGGTCGGCGGAGGCGTGAAAGGCGCGATTGCCGCCAACGGGCTGAGCCTGCTGGCGCCTTTGGCCGTTTTGGGCACGGCGATTACGCCGGCACTGATCGCCCAGGCTGCAGACGTGAGCAACGCCAGGAACAAGCAGGCGGCGCGGATCGCCAGCGCGGCGAACCTTAAGGAGGATAACAGCTGGTTCCTGACGGCGGCGGCGAACGCCCTGGGCTTCGGCGAGAGCGGGAACGATGTCTGGGGCAATATGGGCCAGGTGGATTCCCTGCTGATGGGAATGAAAAACCGGAGTGACTTGCAGAAGGCCCAGCTGTACAACCTGCTGAACGGATCCAACACGTCATACGGGAGCACCTGGAACGAGCTGAACCGGTTCTGGTCCGGTGAGCCGATGGACCAGGTACGGGTGAACGAGATCCTGCAGAGCGTGGCGGACGCTTATGACCGGATGGCCCAGGAGACAGAGGCCAGCCAGAAAGCCAGCGAGAGTTCCCAGGATTCATCCGACGAACTGACCAAGGCCGTGAAGGACATGCCGGACGCGGTGAGCAAGGGCATCAGCAACTGGGGCGTATACCTGGACGGCCAGGTCGTCGGGCGCCTGGTTGCGCCGGCAGTGAGTGAACAGCTGGCTGGCAGCGTGCTGGACCAATAGGAGGTAAAACATGATCCTTTCACGGAGAGTGGCATATAACGGCCGGCAGCTGGACGAGATCGACGAAAGCATCGTGATCAGGAACGTAGTGCCGGCAACGCCGCGGGAAACCATCGAGGCGGCGAGCATCATGGGCGGCGTGGGCCAGCGGGTGACCGCGAGCCACTGGGAGACGATGGAGGTGGTCGTCGCCTTCGGAATCGACCTGCCGAAGAACGAGCTGACGCACCGGAAGGAAGTCTTTGACAAGGTGGTCAGCTGGGCGATGAACCGGGACAACCGGATGCTGACGGTGAACTTCATCCCGGGCCGGATGATGGTGGTTGACAAGGTGATCCTGCCGCAGAACGTGGACCTGTGGAACTGGACAAGCGATTATGAAATCACGTTCCGGGCTTACAACGTGCCGTTCTGGCAGGACGTGTCGCCTGTATACGGCATCAGCACCGGGAGCGATATCGAGATTCCCCTGACGATTCCCGGACAGGTGAAAACCGTGGTCGATTTCATGTATGAGAACCAGAGCGGCCGGACGGTCAACAACCTGACCGTAAGGACCGGCAGCGGGAAAATACAGTTCAGCGGGCTGAACCTGGGCGGAGAGGAAACGCTGATCGTGGACCACGTCGGCGGGCTCCTGCGGGCATATATCGGCGGGCGGTCAGTGATGGACAATATCGCTGTCAGTTCCAGTGACGATATCTATATCAATCCCGGGACCAAATCGGACGGCG